TATCACCATGAAAATCTTCTTCTCGAGAATATTGATCTCCTGTCATGATTATTATTTTATTTAAATCTTCATCAGATATATCAGGGTGGAGTTCTTTTATTTTATCCCCTACTTCTTTTAAATATGCATCATTTTCATAACGTACATCTGTGTTTTCATCATCAATGAACCAGGTTAGCTCTTCTTTTATAAGCTTGTTTTCAGCTAAATATTTTCTTAAATCGAAATCTTTCATTTTTAAAATATTGGGCAATTGCCGTTTGCACATAGTATTTCTGTTACTATGCTATTTGCTTTTGTGTAAGGATTTATAATATTTTCTTTTCCTTCTTTTAATGTCATGAATGATCCTGGATTAGATGGTGTTGAAACAAAATCCCAACATAATAATTCGAAGTCGTCTTGTACCTCCATTATATCACCATTTTGTTCTAATGAACCCATTCCTCGGGATGATACACCTAATGTTATGCCACTATCTATTAGTGCTTTTAAAATGTTTCCAGATGGTGTAGGTAAAATTTCTATTGTACCCATTACATTATCTCCATCCCAATGCATTTCTTTTATGTTGTGAGAAACGTTTTTTAAGTTAATTACCTGAGATTCAGGATGATCTAATTCACCTGTTGCTCTGTTTTCTTTAATTAATTCTTGGTACTTATCTAATTCTCTATCCCATAATTCTTTAGAATAATATCTACCATTACCGTTTTTTACTTCAGCTGTGGCTAATATACCTTCCACTAAAGGATTACCTCTTTCAGACA